CCTTGAAAATTACTTAATGGACCCTGAATTCCCTGAGTACCTTGAAGTCCCTGAGTACCTTGAGTACCTTGAGTACCTTGAGTGCCTTGAGTACCTTGAAAATTACTTAATGGACCCTGAATTCCCTGAGTACCTTGAAGTCCCTGAGTACCTTGAGTACCTTGAGTACCTTGAGTGCCTTGAGTGCCTTGAGTACCTTGAAGTCCAGGATAAGGAAGATTTGTCCAGGAATTAACTCCATCCCCAAATTTCCATCTACGAGTATCTGATTCAATACCAACTTCACCTGCCAATAAAATTGGATCTTCTAATGTCCATTGGGCAGCAGTTTTTTCCTTTAATTGAATCTGATTTCCATTTTCACCTGCAAAAACAGTAATTCCATTATTAAATATTGCTCTTCCATTAATAGTAATATCACCAAAATTTACATTACCTTGTCCCTCAAAATCATAATAAAGATGTCCATAAATGTAAACATCTTTATTAAAATATGCATCATTACCAGTTACTGTTATATCTGACATTTTAGTTTCTAGTAATTTTTATTAAAATAATTTTAGTGAACCACCACTAAATGTTGACTTAATTATATCTGCTCCAACATACGTACCGGCAAATACAATTTCACCGAATGTAGATCCTTCAGGTGCAAGATTTCCATTGAGTGCATCACATGAAGCTTCCGGAGTTTGAATTAAAACCCTACCACCTTGAGCCTTCAGATTAATATTTTTTCCTGCAACTAGGTCAATATCTTCGTCAGCATCTAGAATTATTTTTCTAGCACGAATTCTAACTTCTCCATTCTTCTCTGCTGTAATACAAATATCTCCATTTTTTCCAGTGATTTGAATATCCACACCAGTAGATTGACTCTTCTGACCGGCAACAATTTCAATGGAATGATCATTATAAATTTTATATAATCCACCTTCACTTAATCCAGTAACACATACATCTTTATTATCGGTTACTGCATAAAAATTATATACATCACTTCCATTCAATCCCATTTGAGGATTGTTCATGTCAAGTCTAAATTTTGGGCCAAAACTACTTATACTTCTACCTTGCCAGTTTTGTTTATCAAAGGGTCTTTCTGCCATTTTATGTTACACAATCAATAACTTGTTTTACTTCACCTTGGAATGTAGGTCTTACATCTAGAATTGGTTTCAGAATTGCTCCGGATCCAGTAGTAGATTTAATTTCAATTATAGGAAGATCAGTAATATCAATAGTATTTATTGGTTGTATTTTATTAATGTACCCATTAACTACTTCAATTTTATATTCATTTCCTAAATTATCTTTTGCAGTATCTGTTGAACTATAATTTTGACCAGGATCTTGAATGATTACATTAGTTACAACATAAGGTTCAATTGTGGATACGGGATAATTTTCACCTCCAGAAACGATATAAATTGATTCCAATTCTCCTTTATCATTAATAATTGATCTTGCAATACCTCCATATCCTTGATTACAGTTATCTACAATTTCTACAAATGGTGGGAAGTCATATCCAGATCCACCATTAATTACTTTAATGCCAATAATGCTACCTGTGAGGGTATTTGAGATTGAAGATATTGCACCAAATAATGGAATTGCACTGGCACCAGATCCATTACTACCAAAGATATTAATTTTTGGTGGACTACATGAAGTTGGAGGTCCAGTATAGCATCCATTAGTATTATTTACATTTTTAGTTGCTGAACTAAAAATATCAAATCCTGCTAATGGATTATTTGTGGTTGCTAATGATTTTGCAATATTTGCAGATTCCAATATGGATGCAAATGGAATATCTGGATTATTTTTTGGACCCTTCCCAATAATCCATTGATTAACTTGGGAAGAACTATTTGAAGAACTTTCACCACAATTAAGTAGACTTGGTAATCCTGCAAGACCTTCTGCAGCAGTACGAAGGAAATTATCCACACTAAAGTTTGTAAAGAATTTTAGAATATTTGAAACACCACTAATTGCAGATTGTAATCCTCCAGATACTTTAGAAATAATATCATTTATCATTGCTCCAGTAAATTGAATTCCTGCACAAGAAGTGAAGTTTTCTACATTATCGACTACAGAATTTAGAATCGGTTTAACTACACTTCCAAGACCATTTAGGATACTATTCAAAACGCATGGAAATGATTCTTGTAAAACTTTAATTGGAATCACCATCGCAGTTTGTGCCGCAACTCCAGCAAGATGTGCCGCCACTGGATTCCCCGTCGCAGATAAAACTAGTGCATAGACCTGTTTATATAATAAATCCAATCCTTTGTTTAGCATTGGTGCCAATTTTTTATATAAATTGTGCATCATACTACCAACTAATCCACTAGAAATTGCAACTATTTTATCGACAACTCTATTAATTTCATTGTCAATATTCAATACAACTGCAAGACCATTTTGTATCTTATTAATTAAATTGGTAACTTCGGTTGTAATTTTATCAATAGTTTTTCCAGTTGAGGAAGATGCTAACTGAACAGTATCTCCAATGGCACTAAAATATGAAATCTCATCAGATCCAATTTGATTTGCTAATGCTTGCGGGACATGTCTTGGAGATTTTTGAGTCTCGGCATTTTGCTGAAGTGATTGATCTGGTTTTACTCTCCCATTAGATTTAATTTTACTCGTAAATCCTGTGAATGGTTGAAATGCTCCAACAAAATCATTCGAAGGAACTTGATCAGTTCTTCCAAATGCAGACATAATTACAGGAATTTGTGCATCATCCCCATCTAAGAAAAATCCGAATACAACATCTCCTGGACTTAACTTAACATCAGTAGCATAATTAGCCGCACCTGTTCCTGAAGTTGTTGGGAGTAAACAATGTGCCCAGGGCAAGTCTTTATCTGGAAGTTCTACAGTACTATAAGGATGGTATCCCATAATACGAACTTTATATCTATTTCCCCATCCTGCTCCATTGATTTGATCACCATGAGCACTCTCTTGCGGAATTTGTCCAATCCACCAAAGAAATCCATCTCTTCCTATAAAATTACTTTTAAATTGATTATCCTGCATTAGGTATTAGTTCCATATTTTCCGAAAGTATCTCTAATTAATTTCATTGAAGTATAAGATGCAGTTGTATCAAAATGATGACATATTTCCTTTATCATATATAGTCCACTTTGATCATCATCAAATTCTTCCTTATCCCCCCTAGAAATTTTTGGAAAATTGCAAGTAATAATATCACCAGCATGTAGATTAGTATTTGATGGAACTACCATACTCAATGTTTGTGTGAACAAAATATTATATCTCATGATTGCCTGAGATTGATATTTAATTGGATCAGAATTTGTACTATCAAATGAAACATCTCTATCCATTGTTCCAATATCCAATACCTGAGTTATAATTCTAGATGGAATATGGCCCAGATCTACGTTAGAACTATTTGAAATCTTTGGAAGTACAAGTTCCTGTCCAAGATTTTTGACTCCGGATACATAATCATCAATTGTAAATAAACCCTTTTCTGGATCTGTAAATCTAAAATCTAGTGGATTATAGAACATACGGTAACTGGCATATGTACCTAGTCTAAGTTTTTCAAGTAGATTTTGATTTTTTTCAGTTTTATAATTTAATATCACAAAATCATTATCTCTTTCAGTTCCCGATTTGTTAATGTCAGTATAGATGTATGTTGCCTTCGATGGTTGAGAAATCAATTCATCAATAGATCTGAACTGAAATCCTTCCTTTGTTTGATAAAATACAAATCCTGCGGTGGCATCTGCAGAACTACTCTCAGGAACACCCTTGGATGCCAACCAAACTAAAAGTGTAAAAGGTTTTCTCAAATTTCCGATAAAACCATATCTGTTTTGAGTCTTATCCATCTTTCCAATTTTATCAGTCTTCAAATAGTTCTTCAAAATATCTTCAACTGAATTACTGATGGTAGAACTAGTTGGATATTTTCTTCCAACCCTTGAAGTTTCATTGGTAATTGCTTCTCTGGATACCAAGTGTAATAGAAAAGTTTCTCTTTGAGATTCTGATATTACATTAGTAATACTAGAAACATACAAGTAATCCTTTTCGTTTGTGGAAAAATCTAGTCCTGGATTTTTATCAGAATTTCCCGCAATTTTTAATGACAATCTTTCTCCACCACGAAGAGGAAGACCATTATAAATTGATTGCTTTGGTCCATCAGGTTCCCCTTCACTATCAGGTGCCTGAATAGAATCCCCCGTATTTCCGACTAAGATTTTTGCCGTGATAGTTGGAGAGAAGATATCCTCATAATAATCTATGGATACCGTTCCCAGTTGAATATCAATGGTTCTTTTTTGATCGTTAGATTCGAGTGTCAATTTTTCGTAAATTGACTTATTAATTGCCGCCATTTAAGTATATGCCAAATCTAGGAGCATTTGCATCTTTATTAAACTATTTAACCCATCTTCCGGAACGGATTGTGGAGATGCTTGTCCGCCACCTGCAGATCTTGGTGAAGAAGATATCATTGGTTGGCGATCATCAATATAGATGATTTGTTGACCTCTTCTTTCCTGAGTAATTTGAGGCACATTTTGTCCTGGTGATATTGGAGGTGAGACTTGTGCTATTTGTGATTTTTGATTTTTAAGAAACGATATTGGGTCAAGACTATTCTCAAATCCACCTTCTATTTTTTTTCTAATTTCATAGTGAATAACTCCAGTATTGCTTTCTCCCACTGCAACTAAATCTCCAGGTTTAATTGTTTGACCCGGTTTAACCACTATTTTTGCAGCTTCAGCAATTCTTTCATATACCCCAAGTTCCTTATTGTATATGTCTGTTGCCCATCCATCTGCACCAAATCTAAAAGGACTTCCAACAACAACTCCCCCAATTCTACTATAAAATTTAGCATTTGGTCCACTAATATCAAAATCGACACCAGCATGTTTTCTGGAACCTCCATCTCTTGAAGCACCATAATTTTGACCTGGGATAGTATTTGTTCTAGGTAATGATGGCAAAGAACCTTGGGATATATTGGATGCCTGTGCTAATTGAGGTGATATTTGATTTCCTTTAGGTAAATTTACTCTAGAACTAATTCCGGTTCTGATAACTTGTGCTTCATCTTTTCTCCTCCAAGCATTAACTCCACCATTATCTCCAGATAATCCTACAATTCCTTCAGCTATTTTTTCAGAATTTCCACTTTTAACCGCAGATAAAATTCTAGTAGGTATTGATCCATAATTATATACTATTGAAGTTAATGCAACTCTAGTATTCTCTGGTAATTTATTCCAGTTATCCAATCCAATTTGCTTTATTGCTCGTTGTCTGTGATCATCAATCGCATCCCTTTTCATTTGGATTGATTGCTCAGCAGTAATTGTGTCTCCTTCTCTCACAGGTCTACCATTAATCGTGGTATTCCCTTCACCGATAGTCCATTTTCCTCCACTATCTTTATATGCTTTCAATCTAGATCCTTCATATGAACCTAAAAGTTTTTCAACTTTTTCTTGCTCAGATCCAGTAATAACCCCCCCTTTAGTATAATCAGTACCTGTTGGAGGAACTGGTTCCTCTCCTGCACCTTCCCCCAAAGGAGTTGTGAGTAATTTAAATCCCTCTTCAAATTGATTATTAAAGTCATCAAAAGTTGATTCCAAACCTTTCATTGCAGTTTGAACTTTTTTCTGACTATCTAAGAAATCTAAGTGTGTTACATTATACAATACTCCATTAAAAATATTTCCAAAATCTCCAAATACTTTTCCTACATTAGAAATAAATCCCTGCAATAATGAAAATAGAGATTGAACTCTTTTAATTAAATCCTTCACCATTGTCAAGATAGTTGGCAAATTATAAAGTAACCAACCAACCAACATAGTAGTAATAAAATCAAGAATTCTTCCTAAGAATCCTTTGGCACTTTCGGTTGCAACTGTTCCTGCCCTTTTAAATACTCCACTAATTCCAGTAGCTTCTAATATATCTTCTTGATCCCTTCTTCCAATATTTTCAGTTCTTCTATTTTGTAAAACTTTTCTGCCAGCAATTGCCTGCCTTTTAAATATGGTTCGATTTAAAATAGCAGTTTTAATACTACTAACAGATTGCTTAGCACGATTTAATCCCAATTTTAGAGATCGAATACTTCCAGAAACATTTTGTATATTGATAGGTGATGATATTGCCATTACATTATTACGTTATAACTAACTTGAGAATATAATGCATAAAAATTATCAGGATTTGATGAAGAGAACAATGGAACATCAGTCGCTGATCCGGAACTTGAAGGTTGTGATTGTGGTTGAGAATTTGATCCACCCGAACTAGCATATACGATGTTTGGTTTTGCCTCAGGTTCTGGTTGAATATTAGTGGGTATGGTTGGAACTTTTTGAACTTGTGCCTGGGCAATTTGTGGAATACTTGGTTGAGAAGAAGTTTTAGCATTTATGGGCATTTCATTATTATATGTGGAAGGGGAAGTTTGTTCCGATGCAGTTTCAATAGATGGTGAAGGTGATCCTAATGGTTTTGGTTTTGGTGGCACCATTTTATCTGTTGGCATTGATTTTGCATTATCACTATTCTTATATGTAACCTCTGAACCAATGGCAGCAGCGGTTGTTGCCATTGACAACCAAGCCAGAGGTGGAATAAGACTAGTTGCTGAAGCAGTCCCATATAGTGACGCTCCCAACATATTTCCCTCCTTTGCGGATTCAATAGCACTCCACAAATTAAGTAAACTTCCAGCAACTGGCATAGCCCCTCCCACAATTCTAGAAGCAGCTTTTCCTGCCACAGCCTGTCCAGCCTTTCCAGATCCCCCTCCAAAAAGTTTAGACAACCAATTTCCACCTTTACTTCCTGCCTTCGCAATATCATCAGCAGTTCCCGCTCCCATAGTGACTGCTGCAGCCCCTCTTGCCCCTGCTCCAGCAGCTGCTACTGTTGCAGGTTTTGCTCCAATTCCAAGCGCCTTTTTACCTAGATTTAATAAACCTCCAAAGAGTCTTCCAATCGTATTACCTATTATAAACTTTCCCAATTTAAAAGTAAGTTTGGTAATAAGACCAACAACTCTGAATATACCAACACTTAATACCCCTAATATTCCACCAACAACTAGCAGACTCTTAATTACATTATTTTTAATATCTTCTAATTTTTTCTTATTTCCGGTGGAAAGTGCTTTGAGAACATCCAATCCTTGTATGGTTAACCAACCACCAAGCAATTGTGAAATAAAACTCATTAAAGTTCCGAAGGCAGATTGAACTTTATTACCAATCTGCTTAATTGGCCACATCAATGCTTCTCGGATTTTAGATTCTAACTGTTTCTCCTTCCCTTGCCTTATTCCCGCTTCCGCTAATTTCTTTTCTTGTTCTTGTGCTAGTCTTTCTTTCTGCTGTTCTACTGCACCTTCATTGACAATTAAGTTTGCAATTTGTTGAAGATTATTTCCAAGATCAACAACACTTACCTGTACGACATTAATCTGCTGTTGTAAATTATTAATTTTTGCTAGATTAGACAAAACAGCATTATTTTGTTTTGTCAGATTATTAATTTGAATTTGAAAAGAGGTGATAGTATTAGTATTAGTTCTTACAATTGCTAATGTTTGTGGATCTGGCCCCCTATTTGCAGGAACCAGTGCTCCACCACGACCTCCACCAAAAACACTAGCAGAAGATATTTGACTTCTTCTGAATAACTCCTTTCTTTTTTCCGCAGACAAAGGAGACCCTGATACTGGGTCTATACCACTTTGAGCAATTTCTGCGAGATTAACCATTAGGATTGTTGATTCTTAAGATTTTCTTCTTCGATATACTGTTGCAATAGAGTGATATAAATTTCCCTCTCCCACGGCATTAATTCTCCTAACTCTGTCAAACTATATTTATGATGTTGAATTAGAGCAAATGTTGTTTTATAATATGATGCTAGGTCAGTATGAGAAAGGGCTACACGAAAAAAGCAGATAGTCCTTCCAGAACTACTTCACTTTCAACTCCAGTATTAGGATTTTTCAATTTAATTGTATGAGAAAGTTTAGGCATTGTCTCAAAGAACTTTTCAATTTCTTTGAACTGTTTCGAACTTAGTTGTTCAATAAATTCCGAAAGTTCTTTTTTAGTACAGTCCGAAGCATTCCAGGATTCTTCTTCATTATAAACTTGTTCGATGCATGAGCAGATCAAATCAAATGAATCTTCGACACTTACTCCAGATTCTGCATTAAAGTTGTTCTTAATGAACTCATTCATTGATGGATACTTCATTCTCATGGTCAATGCTTCATCTAGTTTAATATCCCTAGAATGATTCTCATTAGTCTCAACATGAATTTCATCCAAATTAATGGATACTTTAACCTGAGTTGTATTATCGTCTGGACAAGTTACAAGAACTTCTGCAACCTCTCCTACAGATTTACCACGAATATTCAAGAACAAATATTCAATATCAAAAGTTGAAAGATTTTCTACTTTAATACCTTTACTCAAAATACAGTTAGAAATTACAGTCTTGACGGCATTTCCAATTTGTTTATTATCCTCACTCTCCATCGCAATAATGAGAACTTTTTCTTCTTTTACTAAAAATGGTCGGTATCTAATTGTTTTCTTTAATGAAGGAATTTCCAATTCATAAATTGGTGTAGAAATTTTAGGTAAAGGCATAATGTCCTATAGAATTCATATTTGTATTTAGATTAGATTCTAAAAGTATTTTCAAATACAATTGGATTTGATGCTAATGCATTTGCAGCTTCAAGATTTATGGTTCCATCTTTAATTGCAACATCTAAAGAAGATACTGTCTTGGCAATATTTGCAATTTGCTCATCATTTAAAACTGAAGTTAATTTATTATTTTTATCAGGTACTGAAGATTCTTTATTATTATCAGTACTTGTACTTATGTCAAGACTATTAACTCTACCAGAAACATATCTAGTATACATGAATGATGCAGTTGCTGTTAAAACCTGTGATTCATCATAAGAAACTGTTGGGGAAGAAAGTGCCTTTGGAAATAATCCAAAGAAATTATATTCAATTTCTTCTTTATAATCACGATTGAACTTCAGAATTTTTGTGCCATCACATTTATATCCACTTGCAGGATCATTAGGATACTTCATTCGATAGAAATATCCGGGACTTGACTTTCCTACATTTGATCCACTTGAAATATACTCCATCCAATGTTCAATGAATTTCAGTAATTTATATTCTTTATCAACATAAAATGTCAAATCAATCTGATTGAACATTCTAGTATGGGCAAATTCTTCAGTAACTCCAGTATAATTTCCAGTAATACTTGCCGTCGCAAATGCACTTCCAGGTAGTGATGCAGAAGAACATAGTAATCCAGCACTCTCCATAATGAATCCTCTATCCACACCTCGCAGTGCCAGATAGTTCATAAGATTTGGAGAAAGTGCTCCAAACATTACTTGATACTGAGATGTGTGTGCGAGATTACCAAAAAGAGGTTTGATCTCTGATATTTTTCTTGGACGTGCTATTGACACTCTAAATACTTTTAAAGTCTTATATATGTATTTAGATGTCATATAAAGGAAAATATCAATTAAAAAATCCAAGTAAATATAAGGGAAATCCCACTTTAGTAATATACAGATCCTTATGGGAAAGATCTTATATGAAAAAACTTGATTTAAATGAAAATATATTAGAATGGTCAAGTGAAGAAATTGCCTTACCCTATAAGTCTCCACTGGACAATCGTATTCATAAATACTATCCAGATTTTTATGTAAAGGAAAGACTCAGTGACGGAACTATAAAAAAATACATCGTAGAAATAAAACCCAAGAAACAAACATTAGAACCCAAAGTTCCAAAAAGAAAGACCAAGGGATATCTATATGAGGTAATGGAATATGCAAAGAATCAAAGTAAATGGAATTCTGCCAGAGAATATTGTAAGGATCATGGATATGAATTTAAAATTCTTACTGAAGATGACCTCAATATAAAATACTGATGGCAAATACTAAACTTAATGGTTACGAAAAACCTTCACTAGATCAATATACTAGAGCAGACCTTGTACAGATTTGTTCAAATTATATGATTGGTGGAAGAACTTCTGGTTTCTCTAAACTATCAAAAACTCAATTAATTACTAAAATTTTAAATGATGCTGACTATATTAAATCTGATCCCAATAACAAGTACTCTAAAAAATTAAAAAAACAAGTTGGAAGTTTTCAGACCAGAGGTAGAGCAAAACTTCAGAACTCAATAACATCAAATAGAATTAGTCCCATTGTGGCAAGTTTATTTGGTAATGAGACTCCTGATGAATTAATGGATGATATTATACAGGTATTGTCAGGTTCCGAATCAAAAATGGTAGTACCTGGAAAATACTACACGTTCATTTATCGTGCAGTAACTTCAAATTTAAATTATGATGCTCATCCACTAATAAAGGTAGGGGAAATAACTAGAGTTGGATTCAAGGCATTCAATTATCACTGGAAACAAGTTCGCCAATATGGTTGGGAAGAAGTAATGGGAACTACATTCTATGAAGTTTCAATTGGAGAATATACTTTATTACAACAAATTCCATATCAGAAATTTTCGTTTACTTCATAAATAATTAGAAACCATAATGGCAGTTCCAAAACCTCCACAACTTAGATATCCAATAAGAAAAATTGATTCCTTAGATGATTATTTGGAAATTAAAGTTATTCAATATGTACCTCCAGGTTATGAGGAAAACTCAAAATCTTTAAATGTATCCACTTCCAGTGAAACTTTAAAAAGTTCTGGAAGTATTGAAAAACCATTAATAACTATTCAATTACCAATTCCTCAGGGAATTAATGATAAATCCAGTGTTGATTGGGGAAGTAGCACTTTAAATACTGCAGAAGCAATAGGCGCTGGTGAATTTGAAAAGATATTAAAAAGTCAAAATTTAGGTAAAGGTTTATACGATGCTGGAGTAAATGCGACATCATCAGTAACATCTTCTGCCACTAGTGGTATTGGTCAAGATTTAGTTGTTAGGGGAGTTGTTTCAAAGCTTTTAAACAGTTTAGGATCTAATGCAACACCTGCACAATTGTTTTCAAGATCAAGTGGTAAGATTTTAAATCCTCATATGGAACTACTTTTTAATAATGTATCCTTAAGGCCATTCTCATTTACATTTGATTTAGCTCCCAGAGACCCTAAGGAAGCATTAGTGGTTAAGCAGATTATACGAACCTTTAAAAAACATATGGCAGCAAAATCTGGGCAGGGTGGTGTAGGAGAAGGTGCTGGTGGTGTTTTTATTTCTAGTCCCGATATTTTTCAATTAACATATAAAACTGGAGCAAAAAAGCATAGATTTTTGAATAGTTTTAAACCGATGGCATTACAAGATGTATCAGTGAATTATACTGCATCTGGAACTTATGCAACTTATGAAGATTCAACTCCAGTTCATATGCAGATGACTTTAAATTTTCAAGAACTGAATCCAATTTACTTTGAAGATTATGATGACAAAAATGACATCGGAGTAGGATACTAATGGGTTACTTCAGAGAACTTCCAAACTTAGAATATCAGTCACCATTACCACATAGATCATCTTCGGATGAATATGTAAGAGTAAAGAATTTATTTCGTAGAGTAAAACTTCGTGACGATTTACAGAATGTCTTTACTCTTTTTAACAAATATGAAATTCCTGATGGTTCAAGGCCTGAGTTAGTTGCCGAAGAACTTTATGGCAAACCAGAACTAGACTGGGTGGTTCTTTTAACTGCTGGTATTACACATGTAAGAGATCAGTGGCCTTTATCGGATAGAGATATCTATAGGTACTGTGAGGAAAAATATGAAGAAAATATTAATGATGTTCGTTTTTATGAGACTATTGAGATTAAAGATTCTGCAGGAAGATTGATTCTTCCTGCAGGTAAGGTAGTTGATGGTAACTTTACTATTACCAATCCAAATGATTATACCGCAACATTAAATCCAGTGATTGGAGTTAGTAATTATGAATATGAAGTCAGAAAGAATAATGCTAAAAGATCAATTTATATTTTGAAAAAATCATATCTACAACAATATCTGAATGACATGAGAACCATTATGTCTTATGATAAATCTTCACAGTTTGTAGATAGGAAGTTAGTTCGTACTGAAAATACAAGAAACACAATGCCATAAAAAAGGGAGGCATCTCTGCCTCCCTGATTAAATCATTCTTCCGCTAATTTTTGGAAGTATGATAGGGTATCATCGTCTTCATCTTCGTCTACAGATGTAGATTTAGAAGAACTCAGATTACTCAGTTGAGTACGGAGATCGTCATCTAGTTCACGGGAAGAACCACGAGTAGTTTCTTCTTCGAAGGTTTCAGGATCTTCATAACGAGGAGTGCCTTTGCTGCCAAGAACATAATCAAGACGCTTCTTCAGTTCATCATAAGATTTGAACTTATCGGGAGCAACCAGTTCGGCAAGAGAGTATTCTTTCGACCAAACTGCTTCCATTGCATCATCATCAGAAAGAAGAGGACCAACGGCAGCAAACTCTGAGGAATCATAGTTGCGATAACCAGCAACATTCTTTGCCTTCAGTTTGAAATTAGCACCTTTCCAGAAATCAAATCCTTCGATTGGGGTATCATCTTCATACTCAGGTTGCATTGCTTCCATGATTTTATCAAAGATTTTCTTACCATACTTGAAGAGGAAGACTTTACCTTCATTTTGAGGATTTGTAGGATCCTTGACCACATAGATGTTACTAATGTAGGTCAGTTTACGCTTCTGTTTGCGAGCAATTTCTTTACCAGCATCAGTTCCATTATTCCATAGTTGGGAATTTAGTTCACCAACAGGATCTTTCTGTCCGATGGTACTGAGGTTGTTTTCGATGTACCAACCACCAGGGCCTTGGAATGCATGAGAATAGATTTTGGCGAAAGGAAGATCTTCACCATCAGGAGCAGGAAGGAATCGGATTACGGCATAACCGTTCTGTGCTTTATCACATTCGAGTTTCCAGAACCTTTCATCTTCTGAACCCCCTGCGTTATTCATTTTATCGACTTCTTTCACCAACTTAGCAGTGAGAGAACCGAGACTGGACTGTTTTTTAAGATTTGCGAATGACATTTTGATTTTTTGGATAAATTGGATGTTTTGGATTTACTTAGATATTATAACAAGAATTGTCTCTTTAGTCAAGATAGGTCTTCAGAGATTCAATCGTCTTATTCATATTATTGAAAAGTAAATTGATATCAGTGTCTTCTGGGAATCCCATTAAGAGAACTGATTTTTTTAGATTCTCTTTCATCTCAATCGCTTCTGGATCATCAGAAAGAGAAAGTCTAGTATACATGATTCTCTGCTTTTCTAGCAAGAGAGACATTTTGTCAATGTGTTCAAGTTTATCTTCACGATTCATTCTACCGAAAGAAAAGACACTTCCATAGACAAAATCTTGAAGGTCATTAATTTCACGTAGTTCTTGTTGAATAAATTCCGAATTGAAAAAATTACTCATCGATAATATTTTTTAGAAGTTTCTTATAATTGAACACATTGATATTTAGAAATGGTTTGTACTTGGATATTTTCAGACCTACGGTTTCCCACACAGGGTCTTGGAGTTTTTTGTCGAAGTTTGCCGAGTATCCAAATATTATATCATAGATTACCAGGATTTCAATAGCGAGGTCGCCCCCTAGGAATCGCTTCAGAAGAATTGGGTGTCCTCTGGAGCAATTGAAGACATCTGGTAATTTGTTGCTGGATAGTAATTCACTGGATTGTTCTCTGAACAAGTAGCTTAAACTCTGTTGTCGTTTTGTCCATTCTGTATAAATTGTTTCTCCGTTGTTGATAATCTCACCAATCCAAAGATTTGAGGGATTGTCGGAAGAAACAAAATTGGAAAGAAAATAATCTTTAACCTCATCATCTGACTTTTTTCTTGACATCTTCTCATAAAAATATTTGTCACGACGCTTATTAAAGGAATCCATAGATACCTTTACCTGACCATGATATTTTATATAATCGTATGATTTTGTTGAGAAGTGTCTTTTAAATGCCAGATATTGTTTATAGCATTCGTAAGGACTCATACGGGAAGTCGTGCCTTCGAAGTTTTCTTCATAAAATTGAGAGTAATCGCATCATGTTTCAGACGCTCTTTGAGAGGTTTCGAAATAAGTTTGGAAACTGATTCGATTTCAATTTTATTAATTTCACAATATTGTACGATTGCATCAATATAGTTACATTTTTCCTTTACTACAATTGTTTCTATTTCTAGAGAAAACTTTGAAGGAGTCAGAAACTTATCTTCTATAACTTTTTCTAATTCATTATTAGGTTCCATATGACTTAAGTTTATCTCCAACAAATTTTCTAATATATTTGCTGAGTAATTTGATGTACTTTGATTTGTCATATTCTTCATAAACTACACATTCTCCATTTTCACAGGCCATGATGATAACAAGTTTTTTGACGGATATACCAGTCAATTCATAATACATGCAAGCATATGCTACTGCCTGTACAAAATAATTTTCAATCCATTCTCTAGGTTTTGGTTTCTTTGAAGTTTTGAAATCTACGATTGCAAGTTCCCCATTATACTCAGCGATACAATCGGTAGTCCCAGCAATACCTAAGTATCTACTATATAGGGATCCTTCTAGGCAGTGAATATTACTGATATTATCGAGATCTGGTTTCGCAATTTCAAAAAGAAGTTGTGATAGAGGTTGAACTTCGGGAAGTTCTTTATTATACAGATAATTTTCAACCAATGTGTGCATGTCGGTGCCACGACTAGTTGATTGTTTGGTGATCTTATCTGCTTCAGCATCACCAACTCTTTTTCTCCATTTTACAAATACTTCTTTATTGAAGTGACTTGTGACCGAAGTGATGGAGACTAACTTTAATAGTTCATCCCCATCTTCAACTTTATAATATCTTACACCATCAATGGTTTCTCTTTCAAGTTTTGGAAGATTTGTATCTATATGTTTAAATCTTTCTTCATTACGAGAAACTTCGGGATGTAATTCATAATATTTTTCAATTAACGGATTTGGCATTAAGACCTCATTCTTCATTTATTATAGCACATTTATCATGATTTGTAATTTTATTCCACATTTTTCCATTTTTAATTTTGGTTATGTGTCCCTGGTTAACATTAAACATATTTGCTATTTGATTTTGTGTTAAACTACCTTCCCAAGAAAGATTATAAATTTGTAAAATTTGCTCTTCATTCAATTTACTCATAGGATGAGAAGTTCCAGGAAATCTATTATTTAATTTTTTAATTGTTTCTGGCGAAAACTTTCTCCCTTTATTTGCTTTTGAAATTTTTTCCTTAACATCATCAGTATGAAATTTACCATAAAAAGGATTTTTTTCACCTTTCATATTTTCGCTCAAATTTTTTTTATATTCATCTGAATGAGTTTTTCCATACATTCCATTTTTTTCGCCTCGCACTCTTTCATTTATTATTCCAGTTCCCTTTAATAAAGTATTTGGATTATGTAAAATTGAAAATCCTACAGATTTTTCATTAAAATTCATACACTTTGGATCATTTATATATTTGGAAATATATTCCTCCTCTTTTTTAAGAAGTTCTTCTTGGTTTTCACAAAATAAAATAATATCTCTTTTTAAATTAGATTTATCTTTAATAGATCTTATCCATTTACCACTACCAAAATATCCATCATTTATATCATTGGTAGTATGCCTACCATAATAATATAAACCAGAAGAAGAATATGTTTTATAAATGAAATGAAACATGAAATAATAGGTATAGTAAAAGAATATTTAATTATTTATAGTCCAAGTTCATGTTTAGCAATTAGATATTCCTTAACTAAACCTGAGCGAATCACATCCTCAATGCCAAACTCTATTATATCAAAGGATGGCATTTTACGCAAGATGCTCATGAAGTCGATGATCCCATTACGCTCATTGGTCTTGATGAGGTCAGATTGACTGGCATCACCACAGAACATGATCTTAGAATTTTCCCCAACACGGGTGATGATAGAATCAAGTTCGTGGCTCGTACAGTTCTGAAACTCATCCACAATTATAATGGAGTTGTCAAGTGTGGTTCCGCGAAGAAATGAAGTGCTCCAAAACTTAATGGTCTCTTGGGATTTAATGTTTCCATACAGCATCTCAAATTGAGATTCTGTTGACATTTGGAACATATATTTCACCATATTCTTATAAGGAATCTGGTAAATATCTGACTTATCCTCATAAGAACCAGGAAGAAAACCAATTTCTCTGGTTGCTACAAGAGATCTAACAAGATATATTTTTTCGAATGGTGTTTTTTCATCTAGGACTTCTCTAAGAGCATTATAGAGAGTAATGAAAGTTTTACCAGTTCCGGCACAACCATAAGCAACGATATGTTTTTGTGAGGCATAAGAATCAAAAAGTTTTTTTTGATTGTCAGTTAATGGTTCGACATTAATTAATGAATCAGAGTTAATTGGTTTTTTAGTTTTTCTTTGTCGTGTAGAATCTCCAAATTCAGTTTGCTGATCGTTAGACTTTCTTCTTCTTGCCATATGTTTAGTTTAGATTTTTTTTACTCTTGAACCAGGAGCCTTGCTTGCCTTATGAAGTACATCGTTCCATCCAGGGTTTTTGGCGATTAACTTATTTTGCCAATCTCCAACTTCCCCTGGGGTTGCACAACCTTCAGACCAATTCCGTTTCCATTCGGGGTTGTCCTGATACCACTGTGTGATGTCATGAACACTCATTTCAATCACTTTCGTCTCACCAGTTTCTTTGTTTATAATCGGATAAATTGCCATTGTTTATAATAATTTACAAAAATATTTATGGACTCAAACGTGCCTTATGAAGCCTCTTCTCTTCATAATAACTAAAGATCTCAGGAACCCATGGTTTGATCACGGGAACCATACCTTCACATAATGCCTGAATTTCTAACTGGGCATCCAGTTTTGCTCTAAGATCTAAGAAATGAAGTGCGGATCTTAATGAAAATGAAACTACAAAGTTTTGGCGAATATTCTGTGGAAGATAATCCCGAAGATGTTCTTCTGCCATACCACGATTCTCAAATAGATCTGTATAACGCTCAGATGCCTCTACACACAACTTTAGTTCTCGTTCATAGTCTTTCTGTGTCCATTCATACTTGTGCCCTTTGCGGTCAAGGTAGAGACCTTCTGGACGCACATAGAAAACTTCTTGAGGTCTTAGTTCGCCTTTGGCAACCTTCAGAACACGACGACCAGTATATCGTTGAGATTGAACATCAAAAGTTATCCCAACGCGATGAGTTCTTGCCTGAACCATTACATTATGAACAAATCCAACACAGTCCAAAGAAATCGTAGGATGCTCCAATGGACCCCAGTGCCCACGTTCATTTGCAAGTAGTTTATCAATAACCCATTTACCACAATCTTTCTCATTTGGTGGAAATATTGTATGAATAGGTTCTTCGGAGTAATCATTCTTACCACCTTGCCACACCAAAGTTTGGGGAAGTTGTGTCTGCCTAATCATCACAACTTTCATATTTTGATCTAATTCTAGAAGATCTTTTGCTCTAATAGGTTTCATTTCTTTCCAAATCCTTTCGACGTTTTCTTTTCCAATACTTCAAGTTCTCCCTTCAACATTCGAAGTTGAGACTTCATCTCTCTAAGTTGCTCATCAGAATATAAGTGATCCTGTTTGACCAATTTATCCATTAATTTAATTAGTTTCTTTGCTCTTGTCATTCAGTGTTCTCTTAGGTTCATCAAGTTCCAATTCTTTTTTCAGGGAATATAGTAGTAATTCTAAATTGCGTATGATGAGTTTTATTTTGTCTCTGTCCATTTTATTGGGTGGTGACTTTGATCATTCTACACAAAAAAAGGGATCATGTCAAGACCCCCCCTACCTCATTTCCTTTTTTTCTTTTCGGGAGGCTTGTATCCCCACACTCGGGGATTAACTCTTCCCTTTGTCCACTCAATAAATTTCAAATCAGTTCCAAATTTATCATAATACATGTCAAATATATGAACCTGTTTATTTCCCCGAGTAATATCATGATAGATTTTATCTTCATGAATATAAGAAATTATAAAAGAATCATTTGGCAATTGTGGATTTTCGGAATCTAATTTATTACATCTCTGTTGAATGATTTCACATCCGTAAATCTGCCGTGAAAGTTCCTTTTCATGTTCAGACCAAGGATCTGAAGGTGTATTAGATAACTTATCCTTGTCTGCGGACATTGTACTTCCCTTCGTTTTACTTTCCAATGTTATTTCCTCATTATTAAAATTTTTCAATCAACCACGATTTCCCCACTGAATATCCGGATATGCCTGAGAAACAATGTCCTTCGTAATCTTATACTTAGTATCCAGTTTCTTATCCTTTACAAGGCATAGAATTTCAGCTTCTAGTGGATGAAGACCTTGAAGAATATTGATGAACATACTTTCTCTACGAAGAGAACTAAGTCCATCATTACCACCTTTTACAAAATTATAAAATTTCTGAAATTCTTTACGAATTGAAGATCTCCCCTGATCCTGAGAACCTAAAGAATTGGATCCAAGTTCCCCCATTTTACTTACAGCATCACTAATCTTTTCAGAAAGAGTTCCACTGAAAGAATTTTGTTCACTGGTTGCTGCGTATGGAACATCTCCAGGAGGAAGAACTGATACTATAGTTTCATCAAAGTTCCAAATGAATATGGATTTGATGGAAGGGTGTTCATATTTCTTCAGAAGTTCTACCTTTTTTGCATTTGTTCTTTGCTTTGACACAAGATTTAATACTTCAAAGGTAAATGGATTTGCAGGTAAATCCTCTGATACTGGAGTTTCTACTGGTACTGTTGTCTTTTTAACTGTAGTTGTTGCCTTTTTAGTTGTTGTGGTTGCCATAATTATAGTTAATAAAAAATAAATTAATCTTCGTCTTCTTCATCGGATTCTTCATCCCCATTTAGAAAATATTCAGGATCAAATCTTACAGAAACAATTTCTTGATCTATAAATTCACCTTCCTTATTAAAAAATTCTGGATGATATTGATGATTGTTACTATTTTCTTGGTAGTTCATAAGGAACTCTCTAGAGACCCAACCAATTACAATTCCCAATATGAAAAACATTACAATTAGAAATGAACCGAATACTAGACTAGTTGCTAACATTTTTTTTCTCCGGGAAACTATTTACTTCTTCCTTGATTGGAAGGAAAACTCAAAGTTGATGGTTACTTCCCGATTAAGAAAGCAAATCATCTTTTCGAAAATTATATGAAAAGGTTTGGTCTGCTTTCTTTTCCCTCCACTAAGCATGAGTTCAATTCCACGATTTATGTGGATCTCTGTTTTATTTATATTTGTATCAGACAATTTGATTTTCTTTCAAAAATTTAACGGTATCCACATAACCACCCAGTTTTTTATCATCACAAATTACTTGAGGAAATGTAGAACCTTCCCCAAATTCCGAATAAAACTCTTCTCGTGTGAAGTGCTCATCAAAATTATACACCACAAAGTTACTTCCCGTCAACTCCAGGACTTGTTTAACCTTGTAGCAATATGGACAATCATTTTTAGTATAGACTACAAAATTCATAATTGGTATTAATAAGATTTACTGTAATTTATATAAGAAAAAAGAGGGGATTTCTCCCCCCTTTATATACCACCAACTCACTTCCCCACCACGGGAAGATCTTGAGTTCCCGAAGTCACAAGGAACTTCAAGACCTCTGTATTATAGGACGATTCTTGAGGTTTGTCAAGGGGGTAGGGAGTCAAAATCCAAGATTCTTTTGTCGAACAAATTTTAAATCATAGGATGTATAAGTAATTGGCATGGTTGAAATGTTATAAGGATATTGGTGGGGTTTATAATTCCAAATACAATGATGATTTATTACTCCATTCGAATCTGCCACATATCCACTCCATTGTGATCCCCACTTCTCTTCCATATAATAATGATTTGAAGTATGGGCATGATCCAATTTCTCTTTCAAACTCATATCAGTTCTCCAAGTTTGGGAACCAGTTGTTTCATAATTTTTTTCACCATGAAGATATGGTAAATTCATGTCGTATATTATAACATTTTGTTTTTGAGTTCGAATAAAATAATCACAATCTTCAACATAAGCAGGATAAAAATTCTCATCAAATAATCCACATTTTTCAACCACCCAATCTTTAAGTAAGAATATATCCCACTGGGATTCCTTTCCTTTAATTATACCATATTGATCATCTTTTTCCCTTTCAAATAATTCTTTAAGAAGACCTGGAGAAAATGCAACATCATGATTCACAATTAACCAATAAGGATCCATCATGTGAGTTTTAATAATTAAATTCCAAGATCCAGAAACTCCAATATTTGCTGGAAGATTGCAAATTTTAATTTTTCCAATAAATTTATGTTGAGTTTTAGAAAGTTTTTCTAAATCATCATCAAGTTCTCCTCTTCCATTATTATTGATTACACATAATTCTTTAACCGGATAATCAATACTATCAACTAATCTTTGTAACCAATGAAATCCATTAACAATCGGGACTCCAATTACTGGAATTGGATTAAGTTTTTTTTTTTCCAATACGGTTAATCCGTTATTATTTGTCTTATGAATTTTAAATTGCCATTCTGGATTACTGATTGTAAATTCAATAATTGCCGGGAGAAGACCCATAGGATTTTCAATATAACCAGTTACAATTTCACCCGAACTGGAATTTGAACATTTTTCTCCCGTAACTCCATAAGTTTGAGTATCATGAAATGCTATGTACTTTTTAACTTTTTTGGAATGAGTTTGAAGTTCATGTTTTAACTGCTCATACTGATGCCAAGTATCAATAAACAATAAATCAGTATCTTCGATTTCAATATTGAGAACATCGGATTCAACATAAGAAACATCTTTACCCTGTTTCTTTGCTACATCAAAAAGATGATTTACATTTGAATCAATGCTAAGATCATATGATCTCAGTTTAGCACTAGTATTTAAAAATGCTCTAGTACTTGAACCAGTTCTTACTCCAAATTCGGTGATGTGGGAGCATTCTTTTGCAATTTCATATAGAACTGGAAGATTTTGATTAATATCACTTTCAATTTTACAAGCATTTTGATATTCTTCTTCAAAGAAATTTTCACTAATTACAATATTTTTAATTTTAGTCACAGGAATCTCCACTCCCATTTTAGTTAAATTTTCATCTACTGCCTTTGAATATTGTTCAGATAAAGAATAATTTTGTCTTAAATCTAAAAATATTTCCTTACACTCTTTATCCTTACCCCACCAATATCCAGAAACTGCCTTTTCGAAAAGTAAACAATATTTACCTAGATATTCCACATCAGTACGAAGAGGAGGATAAGATTCATGATCTGCAAACATCAATCCTTGATCTGCATAAATGTAACAATCCTGCCACCATGCTCTTCTTTCGGCAAATCTACTCAAAAGAAAATATGCTTCAGGTCTCCTAGGCATTAGGCAAAGTGCTCGCTCAAGAAGAGATTTTGCACTGCCATCTCTAGTACCTTGTTTATCGTAGCAATATGATGCCCGAATTAGTGATTCATATGCAAGATTATCATCTTCAGATCTTTCAGCAGATCTCAAAAAGTATGATAGTGCTGGAGCAGTATGTCCAGAATTCTCATACCATACTCCCAAATTAAAATTATTAACTGAATTTTCAGTATCCAAAGAATACTTAGTTAATAATCTTTCCAATTGATTTTTTTCAATAGGATTTTCAGGTAAGAGATAATTTTTAACTCTTAAAAGATTCCAAATAATATCAGGAAGATTTTCTGTTGGATATTTTTTAAGTATTTGATTTACATTCCCAGAAGGAGAAATTTGCCCTTCTTCAGGAAAATAAGATCTCATAAATTCAACATGCTCTTCTTTAGTGTAATTTTTATTCAAAAGCATTTCTAAATTATCATTTGCATGACAAAATGATTGAAATTTATATACCCTATCTTCCGAAGATTGCATCCAGGCAAAATGCCATCCCAAATCTAAAAATATTTGATTATTATCTCCAGCATATAAAAATTCAAAATTTTCTCCATTTCGAATATGAGTTGCTGAATTTTGTTCTAAATGTTTTTTCAAACACATAAACATAGATTGATCCCAAGGTTCTCTATTCCCAGATTTATCATAAACTCTCAAGTCTGCTCTACCTTCAAGGAGAACCAAGGGAACTTTTAAAATGCTAGAATTATATTTAACTATATCACTTAGGAAATTAATATTGTTGGGATTAATAATCTCATCACAATCACTAACAATAAAAATAGTATCGTCATCAAATTTATCTAAAACATTCTTAATTGCATCTCTTTGGAATCTTTCTCTACTTCCAACTTTGGCACTTGAAGAAAATCTAATATCATAATCTATAGTTGGTGGGCCTACAGATTCATCAGACATATCCAATTCAATCAGATGTATCTTATCTTTCGGTAAATTAAGTTCTTCAATTACTTGTCTGCAAGTGAATTCTTTTTGATTTCCACTATGAGTATAATTTCCATCCACAATTACAAATAAATCTACATGATCTTTTAAAAGATTTATTCTAAGTTCTAATAATTCCTTTTCATTAAAATAAGGAAAGCAATCGACAACATTATACTTTTTCATTTTATTTTTCCAATAACTTAATACAATTTCATGGGCAACTTTGTGATTATTTTTTTGTCCGGCATTTACATCATTATCTTGATCTTTAGAAAAGGTTGAATCAAATTCAATATTTTCTACAAATAATGGGATAGTATAACTTTTACCTACACTAGTAAATAAAATATTTTCTATCAAGGGCATTATTTCGGAATTTGGAATTTCTAGGTGAAATATATTTCTTTTGATGTAAGTATCTATAATCTTTTTAGCATAGTCTCTCGTAAGAATATATGCAGTTGCTCCCCAATCATTCCAATATCTTTCACGAATTTCAAAAGTTTCAAAATTATTACGAATTGTAAGTAACTGAACACACTCAGCATCTTCCGGTAAAGATTCTATAAATTCCTCCCAAGTAAAATCCCAATACTGAACAGTTTCTAATGAAAGATCATCCTCAAAAAAGAATGCATAATCTTCACTTGTAGATTCATACCAATTTTTAATTGCTTTTAAATGGGATACACAACATCCTGCTGTTCCAGCATTCAATTGATGTAAATACTTTCCCATTACAATATCATTCGATTCGGAAAATCTTTTTGAAACAATAGGAATGGGGGATATTCCATATTTTTTAAATTGATTGGTAATATTTTTCTGACGATCTACACTTTCCTCTAAAGTCACATAATATGAGGTTGGAAAATTTTCTAATTTATTCATTGTTTTTTGGCAATATAAATTTGAGCATTAATCTGATCAATAGTCCATTTAATTTTTGATTGAAAATAATAGTTCTTATCTTCAGTAAAACATTGCTGTTTATTTTTTTGAATATGCTGTTGTGCTAATACATATTCTGCCTGCCATTCAAGTTCATCTCCACTAAAATGTGTGGATAGGGAATTATAAACTTGAGATGTTAATTCGGTATCAGTATAATATGCTTCAAAATTTTCCAAACGTTTTTTATCTGGATGAGGAATATGAATAATATTATGATTATAGCATACTTTTTTCTTTTCTAGACCAAGTAATTCCAAACGATCATCAATTTCATCATCTTCATAAGCATAATACTTGGTAATATTTTCATTAAATCCACCAATTTTCAAAAAATTTTCTCTTGTTACATAAAGAAGACCTCTTAAATATTTAAAATATGGACTTTCAGATACTTCCGGTTGAGTATATCCATTTTCTCCACAAACAAAACTAGTATCATCAACCTCATAAAAATCAAAGAAATTAAAATAAGGATTTAAAATATAATCAGTATCTACCTTTAAAATATAATCTCCCGTCGCCAAACTCGCAGCAAGATTTAGAGGTTCTGGTTGATTAAAATATTTTTGATTTGGTACGGATATAATTTTAATTCTGGGATCTAAACTTGTAAGATCATTTAATGATTCTTCAGAACTCCAATCAACAATGATAATTTCCGAAATTTGAGGAAATAATAACCATGAAGTTAGGGATATTTTTAGAGGTGCATTTCTGTTTTTACATGCACAAATTAGTGATACATTCATAAACTTTAATTTCTAATAAAAGACCAATCATAAGTGTGTAAAGAATTTGTATGAGTATATCCCATTTCAAAAAACATTTTTTCAATTACTTGAGCATTTTTACCCAAATGCAAATGCTCAATTTCTACTCGTTTAATTTGGTATTTTTTCCAATCAAAATCTAGAACAATTTCTGCATCTATTCCTTCAATATCCAATAATAACCAATCTAATTCTTGAATATTATACTTATCTAACAATTGTTCAAGAGTCAAACATGGAATAGTAAAAGATTTTATTTCTCCCCCATTATAATATTGACTATGCTTATGAATATGTGTTATATTACAAGATGCAGTTTCATATCCTGGACCATCATTTGTATTATAATAAATGGTCATCTCATTATTGGTATGGGAAGATGGTTTAATTGCAACATTTTCGACAAATAAATTATCATATTTACCATAACAATTTTTCAATTCTTCAATATGAAGAGAATTTGCTTCTACCAAAAGAATAAATTCTAATTCATCATAATTTAAATTCAAATGATGAAACAAATCATCATTTCCTCTATTTGATCCAACCTGAACTATTCTCATACTATATTAAATCAATTATTATCAAAAATGTAATCTTGTACAAATTGCTGAGATGCTCTTAATAGATAGGCAGCATTATCTTGAAACCCAAAGGTCATAAGATAATCATTACCATATTCACACATACCTACAGCAAATTCCACTTCAGCATTTAGGAATGAAAATTGCCTAGAAACTTTCACAATATTCCAATCCTTATCCCATACAATAAACCGGTGGCGATATGTTCCATCTTTTCTTCCCGCAGGACTTTTAAAAAGAAAAGTTTCATGATTTAAAGCAATTCTATATTCTCCCATTGGAATAACTTGAGATCCTCCTCTCAAATCAATGCATCCAAGATCTTTCCAATTAGTAAGAGTAATTTGTTCTGTAGTATTTGTTTCTATATCATATTTGGCAACTTCTGTTCCATTGGTCCATTTCACAAAGTGGTATGGCATATCGAGAATCGGCATCCAATTTTTTTCACAATAGGATCCTTCATCACCTTTATGTCCCGGAGTAGGAATTCTATATTGCCTAATTTCTTTAATGCCACTATCGGTAATTTCAATTTCAGATAATTCCATTCTACCAGTTCCTATGGTGTCAAGATCTCTTCTTACACCACAGATATAAAGTTTACCATCCCAACGAACTATACGAGAATCTTCAAGTCCTACAAACTCCCAAAGTTCTTTATCGGGAAACTTTGAAGTATCAATACGGTTATATGACTTAATTCCCATATTTTCATCCATTTCACACATATAATTCCATGTGCGAAGGCGAAGATCATTTTCTGGATGAATATAAACTAATGGACCCCAGGGATGTTCAAATTTTTTCTTTTCGGAATGGTATAAAGTATAGTTAATATTTCTCAAATTAACTAAAATCTTGCCATTATCATTATAAATGGATGGATTTGTAATGGATGGTCCTTTCAAATCTGATGCTGGAATAATCAGTGGGTGAATACTTCCACCATTTTCTAAGACAAGTTTAACAAAATTATTCATAACGTTAGTATGTGTAATAGTAATTATAGCACATTTTCAAAGTAAAGTCAATAGATATTTTGATTATGATAGGGTTATATTAGCACTTCTTAAAACTCCATCAGATCCCCTAACTTTAATTCTTAAGTTTGTATCAGTAATAAGTTCAAAACTCAATTGAGAATTATTTGGAGGAGTTGATGTTGACCCCAATCCAACTGTTGTAATACCAGAAATTAAAGCATCGCCAGTTACTGTAAGTTTTGATGTTGGATTTGTGGTTCCTATACCAAGATTACCAGAAACATTAAGATTAGTTCCATCAAATATTAGGTTGTCAGAACCAGCAGGATTATTTGAAGCATCTTTATAAACAACTTGATTTGCTGTACCTGCTACTGGGCCAGTAGTTCCCTGAACTCCTTGAGTACCTTGAAGTCCTTGTCTTCCTTGAGTTCCCTGAAGACCTTGAGAACCTTGATTACTTAAACCTTGAGTACCTTGAAGTCCTTGTCTTCCTTGAG